ATAACCTAAAGCATTTTGTCTTACATTTTCTACGGACTCAAGACCAGCACCGCCAGTAGCAGCTTCTGTATTTATACATGTTAAAGAATCCGCTACTGTTTGTCGAGTACCGCTAATTAAATTTTTAGTACTGTCAAATGTTAAATTTTTACTTACTATATTAGTTAGAGTACCTGCTTCAATATTAGAAGCTAAACCATAACCTCTTTTATATCTAACAGTAAGAGTTGTATTAGCAGGTGCTTGACCATAAACATCGGTATATAAAAAGTTTGAAGGATCAAAAACTTTATCAAGTTGACTTCTTCCATCTTTAATTCCTAAACCTATATTATCAGGGTTTGGTATTATTTGTTCATCCGCTTTATCACTACTACCTGCTCCAAATTGTATTTCCATTTGGTTATTGGCTTTAAATCTAGAAACAAATCTTCTTGATGTTTTTAGTACTTTAAGTAAGTAAGGTGTTTGATTATTAAATCCTAAAAGTTCGGGATCATTAGTTCCCACATTTTCTACTTGTTGAAAAATTGTATCTTGAGCTAGATAGGGTACTTCAAAATATTCATTATTATCTGAATCGGTAATAGATTCTATTGATATAATATTATTATCAAATAAAGTTAGTGTTCTGAAAGATTCAGCTGGTCCCACTGAAAATGTTTGTTCTTTAACTTGTCCCGATATTGCTTTTGTTGTTTTTTTTAAAAGATAATATTCTGGGTTATTTGAAC